GTCGGATACATGTCGTCACCAGTGGGAACGATAGGCAAATTTGACCCCTGGGTCAGATTTGCGAATATCTGTGATCCAGATGCTGAAGGACAGGAACTAGTTCCTGCCCCTGGCGTCTTAGATACACTGATTCAGCGTACGCTTAATGCGACTATGCCGAAGATTCGCGACGAGGCATCGTCTCTTAACTCCCTTCTGGAGCTTAAGGACTTTGCATCTCTACCGCGGTCTATTCAACGTGTAGCAGAACTAGGATTGAAGGCCGGGTCCCCCGCAGTACAACGCGCTTTGCGTATACTCCGGAGGCACAACGGTCCCAATATTAGCGCTCTACGCGAACTATCAAGGGTGGTGTCTGATGCGTATCTTCAAGTGAAGTTTAACATCAGCCCACTCATGTCAGACATCGCCGGCATCAGAGCCGCTTTGTCCAAGACTGCTAAGCGAATTAATAAGCTTATCAGTAATGCTGAGAAGGATCAGAGAGCCCATTTCACAATGGACTTTCATGAGCTGCCTAACGAGTCATTCAAGTACGGGCCATACAGTCTGTCTGGGGATTTATTCCCGGTACCGATTGTATACTTGTTATCTGAAGGAACGTCAGTTGCTCAACCTTCTAAGTTTCATGCGGAACTGCTGTATTGTTACAGCTATTATAAGTTCCAAGTTCAGCACGCTGAACTCCTCGCACTCCTAGACGCGTTCGGGATTAATTTTAATCTCCGAACCGTCTGGAATGCTATTCCGTGGTCGTTTGTCGTTGACTGGGTTTTCAAGGTTGGAAACTTTCTCAATAGATGGACTTCACTACCGAACATGAGACCAGTGATAGTCATACGGAAGTTCTTATGGAGTATAAAACGCGAGAGACGTATCGATGGCAGTTATACCATCGGACATATCTCCGCACCATACCCCAACAGAACAACAATGCCCACCGTTATCGAAACGGCTTACCGCCGTGACGTTACGATGCCGCATTTAAGCTCGTTTGAAACGAGCGGGCTCGACTCCACTGAAGTCAGTCTAGGTGCCGCGCTTCTCCTCTCGAGGAGAAAACGCAGACATCATCGAAGCCGTTAACTCGGCTGTTTGAAGAAGTCACATACTTATGTCACTCCCCACAAACCTAACGACAAATGAAGTCAAGGATGCTTCTGGCACGGAGGTTGAATTCCTCCACCAGCAGCAGATCGGCCGTAAAAGGATCCTGTTTGTAAATTCAGGAAACCCTAGTCTAGCACACACCCTCACGATTCAACATCTTGAGGTGGGTGTCGGACTCAAGCGTCGTGTGAGATCCAACATTCGAATCGATAAACAATCGATCTCGACTGTGGACTCCATAACGCCTGTTACTACCATCGCTTCGTTCGTACTCGATAAGCCCGCTGGGGCTATTACGAGTCTGAACGAACCGAAAGCAGTCCTAGCAGAACTAACGTCTTTTATCGCCAGTTTGGCGACGAATACGTTACTCTACGACGGAACAGGCAATGGTGCCGCCGCACTTCTAGGAGAGACGTTGTGAAACGTTTTCTCCTAGTTGTGCTCCTAGTGCTGACGTTTGTTACGTCCGCATGCAACACGGTTCCTCCTTCGTCATTTCGCGCACACTTCAATGCGCGCGGTGATCTGGAGGTTCCGTCGACTGGTGTCTACACTAACAAGTAGACTGACCTGGCTGTGGCGGGGCTAACTACCCCGCCGCAGCCATCGTGAGATCAATCCAGCTTAACTGACTGGATTGAATACTCACCAAGGTCGAGCCCATCAACATACGGGTCGATAGGTCCTAGTAATTGTGGATTAATTTCCACCATTCTAGGTCCTTGAAAACCCGTAATGCTAACGGCTCCTGGTCGGAGAACTAACCGTTCCGTGGCTGTCAGAACCACTCTCCTAATTCGTTTTGGAGATTGGCCCGGACTCACGTACGGATAGTCCTCGATGTTTAATGGTATCATACTATTATCCATTGAGATTGTGACTCAGCTGTCACGAAGTAGTTGGGGAGTGCCCTTGGAAAGGAATCGCTTATGCGTCCTTATAAGAGCCAAGATGAAATAAGTATCATCGCCTCACTTCTTCGTGATGTCAGTAAGAATCACGTTGACGTGTTTAATACACGGGCCTGCTCGAATACGATTCACATCGTAGAAGAGCGGGTCCGCACCGAAGGGATGGGTTTTCTGACGAAAACCCTTCCCCGCCTTTGCAAGAACCTAGATCAGGTCCTTGCGGGTGAGTCATCGTTTGACTGTACTATGTTTCGCTTCGCAGCGATTCGTGGTACAAAACTGCCAAGATATCTTGGTGAGTTTTTCAAACGAGTTCTAACCGTTGACGGGACGGCGCTCGATGCGCCGTGCTGTTCTAGTATCGCAGTTATTAGGCAAATTTGTCTTGTGTTCTACAAGTACAAACTGCCTTATACTACTGAGCAGGAACAGGCTGTCATATCTCAGTTTGAAAAGACTGAATATGATATGTCGGTTATAGGTCCGGACCTTGCTTTAATCGGCAAGAATCTGGATTTCCTAGCGAACCGAGATAGGTGGTCTAAAACCCACTCTATGTCGTTTCACTTACGAAAAGCTCGAGATTTACTCACCCGAGTATTCTTGAACTTTGATCCCACTGACATTGTCCCAGGTCATGGTCCGGGAGTTGTTGCTACCAAGCAACAACTCGAGGCCAAGTACCTATGGTCCAATGTCTGTAGTCGAATCACGGACGTTTTTCCTCTGGATGCGTACTTTTTTGCATCCTTAGGACATGTCTGTGATCGTGGTGAATCGCTTTCAGCGATATCCCAATCGGATCTTCCGGCCGAGGTAAAACTCGTTCCGAAAGACTCTCGTGGCCCGCGGCTAATCTCTGCTGAACCCGTTGATTTTCAATGGATTCAGCAAGGTTTGCGAAAGGCCATCTATGACCGCGTGGAAACACACCACCTAACCAGGTGGAATGTGTTCTTCACAGATCAACAACCTAACCAGTTAGGAGCCCTTCTCGGGTCTCAGGCTGGTAAGTATGCGACGCTTGACCTCAAAGAGGCAAGTGATCGCGTTTCTGTTGATCTAGTTCGTCTGCTGTTTCCAGAGCCGCTTCTCGCGGCCCTGCTTGCAGCACGATCCTCAGCAACGGTGCTACCTAACGGCAAGGAGTTAAAACTCTATAAGTTCGCGCCCATGGGGTCAGCTTTATGCTTCCCTATCATGGCATTAACTATATGGAGTCTCCTAACCGCGGCTGCACCCGATACCGATACTCGTCAGAGTATCCTCGTGTACGGAGATGATGTTATTGTACCAACGAAGTTCTCGTCTGACGCAATAACAGTTCTTGAGAGTGTTGGCCTTCTGGTCAACAAAACCAAGTCCTGCACCAAAGGATTCTTCCGAGAATCCTGTGGGGTTGAAGCCTACAAAGGCATCAACGTTACGCCTGTGCGTTTACGCACGGTTTGGACATCACATCCCAGCGCTAGTTCTTATCAGAGCTATTTGCAATACGCAAATAGTTTCTACGATAAGAAGTACTTCGCAACCTACGATTGCATCGTAGGCCTTATGAGCCGATTGTATTGGCCCATTCCGGACTCGAGCATGCAACTTGCATGTCCTAGTCTTCGCGAAGCACCACCACACCAGCGTCCGGCACCTAGACGATATAACAAGGCCTTGCAAAAGACCGAGTATAGAGTCACAGATGTCGAACCTGTTAAGTCGAAACGTGTCATTGACGGCTGGTCTATGCTCCTCAGGTATTTCACTGAGGCCGCACAGACTGGTACGCCGATCGACCCAGAAACGACTAAACACTGCCCAGAGCGACTTGCTCTAGCAGAACATGCCCATCTTGGGCATGTACCGGTGATTCTCGAGAGAGAATCATTTAGTGTTAGC